CTATGGGGCCAATAGGTTCTCTAACCAGAACTCTTAGCCTGTCAATAGAAGGGTATGTAAAGAACGTCTCTGATTACGACGATGTGATTGATGACGTTTGCAAGGAAGTTGAAATTGCTATGGCCGGCGACAAGACCTTAAATGGCTTGGCTCAAAATAGCTATTTAGCTGGCACTGATATAAATTATAACGGTGAAGGCGAGCAGCCTGTTGGTATTGTTACGATGAATTATGTTATACAATATCGCACAGCAACTAATGCTCCTGAAACCGCATTATAGGTGATATACTATGAAGCTATATAGTCCAGACGGCTCATCTGAAGTAGATGCTCATCCGTCTAAAGTAGAATCTATGATCAACCTCGGTTGGACACAGGAAAAGAAAGGCAAGGCAAAATCCAAGAAGGCTTTAGAGCCTATGGAAGCTGTTGAGCCTCAAACTAAATCAGATAAGGAGTCTGAATAATGGCAAGTCATATCGGACGCGATGGGATTGTTAAAGTCGGCGCAAACACTGTAGCCGAAGTTAAATCATTTTCTATAGAAGAATCAGCGGATACCGTTGAAACAACCAAAATGACGGATACGGCGCGATCTCATGCAATCACTTTGACCAGTTTCTCTGGATCATTAGATTGTTTTTGGGACGAAACGGATACGACAGGACAGGGAGCTTTAACAATCGGAGCGAGCGTAACCTTAGCTCTGTATCCTGAAGGCGACACTGCTGGCGATAGCTTTTACTCTGGCACCGCATTAGTAACAGGCGTTTCTAGAAGTGCAAGCTTTGACGGAATGGTAGAAGCTTCTATCTCTGTTCAAGGTACTGGCGCGTTAACAGCCGATACGGTATAACATGCCGAGGCTAATTGAGAACGCATTAGCACACTTTAACAGCAAGGATTTGCGGAAGATTGAGGTCCCAGAATGGGAGGTTAGTCTTTTCGCAAAGAACCTTACCCTTGACGATAAGGCTAAGATGCTTCGTCGCGCAGATAGTGATAACACTGATTATCTTATCTATGCGGTGATCTTTGGCCTTGTTGACGAGAACGGAGATCCTGTCTTCGGGCTTGAGGATAAGGTTGCGCTGAGAAAGAAGGTTGACCCAGACATAGTGACTAGACTTGCTACGTTTGCGCTAACCGCTGGTTCTGAATCGGAGGAAGACCGAGAAAAAAACTTATAACTGACCAAGGCAACCCAACTCAGCTATACTACATGTACGAGTTAGCCGAGCGACTTGGTCAGCCCCTAGCGACAATCTTAGACATGACTGTGGCCGAGTTTGATCATTGGTGGACTTTCTTTAAAGTGAAAAGAGAGAAGATGGATGGCGACAACAAAAGAAACAGTCCTAGCAAGAATATCAATAGATGATAATACGAAGGTAGGATTTCAGTCCTACGCTCGTAATGCTGAACGCGCTAAGAAAACCACAGAAGCCTTCCGTGCTCACGCTGTTGACAAGCTTGTAGAGAGCTTAGACAAGCAAGTCCTTGCTATAGGTAAAAGCGCCAGAGAACTTGACCTTCTCAAGGCAGCAAGTCTTAACGCTGCCGATGGTGAGCTTGCACTCATCAACAAGCTTCATGATGATATTGATGCTCACAATCAAGCTACAGAAGCTGCGATACGCTTAAACAAAGAGCGTGATCAAGAAGCTGCTGCGGCACAGAAGATTGCTGACGCAGTAAACCGCACTAACAACGCCTACAGAGATGAAGCCGCCACGGTTGATATGACCTCTGACGAGCTTGAGATCTATCGTCTAAAGATGATGGGTGCTAGTCAAGCTCAGTTAGATTCTGTTATGGCTACTCAGCAAGCCACTAAAGAATTTAGGAAGCAAGGTTCTGCTGCAAAAGGCGCTCACGGTCAATTGCGCTTGATGAGAGGCGGTATGGGCCAGTTAGGCCATCAGGTACAGGACGTTGCGGTTCAGCTTCAGATGGGCCAGAACGCGCTTCTCATCCTCGGTCAGCAGGGCTCCCAGGTTGCTTCTTTATTTGGTCAGAACGGTGCTTTAATTGGTGCTGTATTAGCCGTAGGTGCTGCGCTTGGTACTTACTTCGCGCCAAAGTTATTTAAAACTACAGACGCATTCAAAGAACTAACAGAAGCGTCTGAAGGTTTTTCAAAGGTAATAAAAGAAGATTTAGAGACTGGCGTTATTTCGTTATCAGACGAAATGGATCAATTAAGAACTAAAAGTATAGAAGCATTTAATGCCGCAATAGCATTAAAAATGGTTAACTCGGTTGAAGCAGCGGACGAGGCTTTAGCTCAATTTGATGACACCCTGGAGAGCTTGGCTAGTGATTTTGGCGTCACGGGCGCAAGAGCCATACACCTACAACAAAACCTTCTTAATTTAGGACATGAATTTAAATTAAATTCCGACCAAGCTAGGTTATTCTTTAACAATCTAAGAAACGTAAGTCTTGGGGTTGATGGTTCTGAAAAAAAGATACTTACTCTTTTGTCTGGATTTCAAGCACTTCAGAATGAAGGCGCTGATCCGGTAAACAAAAGATTAGCTACTTTAGTAGACAAGCTTCAGCAATTAAGGATTCAAGGCGGAGAAGCTGCACAGCAAGCAGATACGTTAAGGGATGTGCTAAAAGGTCAGGTTCCTTTGACGAAGGCGCAGACCGATGCTTTAGAAAAAGAAGAGAAAAAAAGAAAAGCTCTTGCTCAAACTATAACAGATCATGTTCAATCGTTAAGAGATGAGGCTTATGCCTTATACCTTGGCGAGGATGCATTGAAACAACAGCAATTAGCTGCTGAAGGATACACTCAATCACAAATTGATCAAATATTTGCTTTAGAAGAAATTGTTAGAGTTAAAAGAGAGGCTAATCAAGCAGCGGACGATGAAGAGGCAGCAACAAAAAAGGCTAAATTGTCAGTTGACAGTTTTGTTACTAGCTTAAGAGAATCAACTCAAGAGATAGGCCTTAATGCAGACGCTTTAACTAGACTCCAAGGTGCAAGACTTGGTGTTGACCCAGCAGTAATTGAAAGTTTAATTGCAGAAAGAAATGCTCGCCTTGCCAACGTAGCTGCCATAGATGCCGCTGCCCAAGCAGAAATAGACACTCAAGCTGCGATTGATGAAGTTGAAGCTTCTAGAAAGGATTTGGTAGCAGGAATAGTTGCTGAAGCTGATGCTTTACGTCAAAGCAGTATGGATTTGGCAATACAACAAGCTGCGCTACTTGGTCTTGGTGTGACAGCGCAAGCAGAGTTTGACGATGCTATACAAAGAATCCGAGACTATGAGAAAGAGCAAGAAGACTTAGCGACCAAGAAAACTACTGAAGGCAAAGTAGAAGCTCTGCGAAGGTCTTTGTTATCTGAAGAAGAGGTTTTGCTAGAGTCTCTTAATAGCCAACAGCAATTAATAGATAACGCAGAAGCTTTAACTATTATAAATAAACAACAAGCTGCTGATATGAAACTGGCTATTGAGGCCGATTATCACAAGAAGAAGAATGCACTTCTCAAAGAAGGAACAGATGAAGAGATATTGCAAGGAAGCAAGTTAACAGGTCATATGCTAGGTCAGCTTGGAAAGCAATTTAGTGGGGTCCAGGCTAACAACAAGAAGATGTTCGCAGCTCAGAAAGCATACAAGATTGCTAAGGCAACTCAGAACACATTTGACGCAGCTAACGAGGCGTTAGCAAGTCCTTACCCTTGGCCTTTACCTCAAGTGTTTGCAGCTACCGCAGTAGCCGCTGGTTTAGCTAACGTGGCAGCGATTAAATCATCATCGTTTGAAGGCGGTGGTTTTACCGGCACAGGCGGTAGGTCCGGCGGTGTAGATGGTAAGGGCGGATTCCCAGCTATTCTTCATCCGAACGAGACGGTCATTGATCATACTAAAGGTCAAGGCGGCGGTATTACCGTGGTCAACAACATAGACGCAACTGGCGCTGGTGCTGATGTAGATATGAAGATCAGGGCAGCAATGCAGCAGACTTCGCAACAAACTATACTTAGCATACAAGATCTCATGCGGCGCAGAAGGTTCGGTTAATGACGACTTACACATTCCCAAGCATAACCCCATCCTCAAACACTTTTGAGCTGGTAACGAACACTAGGACGTTTCAAAGCCCGTTGACTAACTCAGTCCAGACGGTAGCCAGGAAAGGATCGTTGTGGAAGGCTTCGCTTCGGTTCAATAACCTGACAGGTGATGATCGGGCAGATATGCAAGCGTTCTTGACTAAGTTAAACGGTCAGCAGCACAGGTTCTTATTGCAGGATCACGGTTTTGTTCGTCGCGGTAATGCGCCAGCGGTTAGTGATGCTATCGTTGTCAATGGTGCGGGTCAGACTGGATCAATTCTTTTAGCAAGAGACGCAAACCTTACGCAAGCAGACTACTTTAAGTCTGGTGATTACATAGCGTTCAATAATGAGCTTCACATAGTCACGGCTGATGTAGATACTACAGGAACGGGAACCTTTGTTTATTCTTTGCCAGCCCGTGAAATCGTAATTGGGAAATCATACACGATTGAATCCGTTGGAGATTCAGACTTCACAACGATTGGAGCGGCTAATAATAATATCGGCACTACATTCACCGCTGATGGTTTTGGATCTGGAACAGGAACCGTTACTCAAGCAGGGATACCGATTTCTCCGCCGATCAGAAAGCCTACCGATGACGGCGATGCCATAGATTACCTTTATCCTGTTCTTGGTGTCTTCATGCTTGCAGGATCTACGTCTTGGGACACGCAGCCAGGACGAGTTTCAAACTTCACAATTGAGGCTGTAGAGGATGTTCTAGCATGAGCCGAGGATTCCCAGCTAATGTAGCGACAGCTTTAGCACAACAGCACGTTGCAATTGTGTCTTTTGCAAAGTTGGAGTTTCCGTCTGGTACGGTTTACGTTCACAACTCATTGGGAACATATACTTGGGACGATGGGTCTGGTGATAAAGATTGGTTGGGTGTCGGAGATCTTGGATCTATTTCACAGGTTGAGGAAGGTCTTGATGTCAGTCCGTACGCTATTACGCTCACTTTATCAGGCTTAGACGCAACGATATCAGGCGCAGCTTTAACCGAAGATTACTATTTACATCCTGTCACGGTTTACCTTGGTGTTCTTGACGCTGACGATGTTCTAATTGCCGATCCTACCCAGATCTGGGCAGGGTTCATGGATCAAATGAATATGTCAGTCGGGGCCGATGGCGGTGATGCTATTCAGTTAATCGCTGAGTCTGAGTTGAGTCGGTTCAACAAGTCTTTAAATCTGATGTATACCAACGTGGCGCAGCAGGAAAAGTCTCCTGGAGATCTATTCTTTAGCCACATGCACAAGATTGAAGGCGCTAAGATTGATTGGGGTGCTAGGAAGGCTGGCTCAAGCGGTGGCTCAAGCGGTGGCGGCAAAGGTAAAAATCCAGACGCGCCAAGCCCGACTGACCCAGACTGATGCAATTGCAAGTCTATCAAGCGTTGAATAAGTGGGAAAAGAAAGCCTTTGATTATGGTTCTGTAGATTGCTGTCAGTTCGCTGGTTTCATCGTAAAAGAATTAACAGGCAAAGACTATCTTGCCGATTTCCACTATAATTCTGAGGAAGACGCTGAATCTATCATTAAG